CTCAAACAATAGTGTCATCCAACACTGACAATATAACATCAGAAGTACAGGTTCCTACAATAGTAGAAGCTGTAATCTGGAAAGTTATAGTTGTCGAAGTTGCAACACCCACCACACAAATAGTTTGTGAGATGGTACCACTTCCGTTATTGGTGTTAGTACTTGCTCCCGAGTTAAAGAGAGTAAGACCGGTTATACCACCATTAACAAAACTGGTAATTATTACAGAGGTAGCTGCATTCCACGTAGCAAGCCACTGGTACTTAGTACCAATGGATGCATTTGTAACGGTAATAGTAGAGGTTGTGGCTGTAAAGCTTAACAAACCCGATCTATTTACTTGAACACTACCGAAAGGTGAAGAACTATTACAGAGAGATCTGCTAGTCTTCAAGCCTTCAGCTAACACAATATCATTAGAAGAGCTTAGAGTTGGTTTGAAGAACTCAACTACATAAGACACCCACAACTCACCAAGAACCTGGTTTGGGTTGTTTTGTGTAATAAATTGAGTGTTACCATAATCGTAAAATCTTAAGTCTGTACCAGCAGCTGGAACACCAGTACGCACATTATATAAGTTATTTTGGACTTCTTTAGGGTCCAGCTCAATAAAGTGGCCTAAACCCATAGTAGGTTTAGTGCTAGTTGCAAACTCGGCATTTTCCGCTTCTTGTCTTGTAACGAAAGAGGGCTTGTTGGCGTCATAGTTTGTTGTTAAACAAATGACACCAGGGGCTCCTGAAGTTACAAAGTCAGTTATCAAAGGTCTAAATTCAAAGATTAATCCATGAAATTTGTATTGTTGATAAGAAGCTGCTATCTGAGAAAGCCAAGGAAATGTTTGAGACATTCCCGGATTAATAGGATAAACAGTATTAGTAAAAGCTGTAGTACCTGTGATTTCTCCCAAGTACTCTCTATGTGATACAATGTTAGTGGCTTTTGAAGTGCTGAATCTTGGCACCTGACCAGAAAGTATATTATACTTTGGTTTAGGTCCAGTTACAGCATAATTGCCACTTCCGAAAATGGAGCCTATACCTGCTCCGAGGTACTTAGCAATAGAGGAAACGTGTCCTGGGCCGAGATACTTCTCAGCATAGGTTCCCCCAACAGTTAAAGCATTTCCGGTCAATTGGGCTTTCTTATTTCTAAGCTTTGATTGATCCTTAATTACTTCTAAAGTAAGGCGTTTCATATTTGCAAGATTTTGCTTGTTTGTTTGTTTTGATTTCTTAGTCATTCGTATTGGATTCCACAATGACAAGGTGGGACTGTTCAACAACAAGGCGCCACTAGAAGAAAAGCAGGGCGGATCCGTGCAGTCTCTAGGCATTTTGTTTAGCACTCGTTTTGAGTTTTGGTCGCTTTCACTTGTTGTCCCAATGCATACTTGCAACTTAATGTACGACGTCATCCAGCCGGATTGGTAAACTAAATCAATAAGTTTATCCAAATCAGGATGGTGACGCAGATCGTACCTTAGTACTGTTAACCTTTCTTCACAATCCAAGGCATTTATGGGCCTTACATTTAAGAAAGTTACTAAGTGTTTATCTACATTAGTTGGTACAGCAAAACCAGATGGGCCAAACTTATTTGAACAAAATTCAAAATCGTCAGGTCCAACCATATTAAACATTTTAAGTGTTTTGCCTAAACCCTCATATCTTTCGATAGGGTTAGCAATTTCACCTTCAACGCTATCATCGCCATTGGCTATGATTCTTGGAACTGTCCCCTGTTCCAAAGATAATACGTAGTGGTTGTAACATCTTATATTGCTGTTTGTGCTCGAGGTATTATACCACCCCGAGGGTATAATACCCGGTATCATTTGTTGAATCAATGTACCATCTGAAAGCAGCATAACTTTACGTTGCATACAATAGAAATGAGCTCTAAGGATCCGTGCGAAGACAGTACCTTCAGAATGGTTTAGATGGATTCGGCGTTGGAGGTCAAACTCGAAATCAAATTCTTGTACTGACCAATCCCAACCTGATACATCACCTTCGTATATGGGTCCATCGGCGGCTAGCTTATGTGCTGCAGCATGCAGATACTGCATACCATCATCGTGTAGACCCATTCCTGGTTTTACGGGTATTATGTGATTGACTGAAATTTCTGCTTGATTTTGATTCATACATAGCAGACGTGCTATAATGTTATCGATAAAGCTCACGGAGAATATCAATCTAAGTCTCCTTTCCAAATACTTCTTCAAGCTATGTGGTTCGTTCTTTATAAAAATCTTGTGGGGGTCACAGAAATCATTTACTACTAAATATTTAGGTGTATAGTTCCTAGTAGTATCCAAACTATACAACTTCCTTAGTCTAGCCATTACGGCTTCCACCACTAAGGGTTGGTGGAAGCGCATTATGTCGCCATTCGTGCGACCTAACACATTCCAAGGAAATCCTGGAGTGGATCCCCAACTGAATGATTGGTGCAAGAAATCGTAAAGGCCAATGCTCTCCGGCGTAAGATCGAAGGATTCCTCGCTTCTTTCAAAGCCTGTTGGAATTTTCGAGAATGGCAGATGCGATTGTAGAGTTTCTCTTGCTTTCGCGTTAACCGGACGATGAACACATTTGTGTCTTCCGGCTTGGAGAGTGAGAGATCTAAGTTCTGCGTCTGCGTCGAGGGGGGGATATCTGAAATTAGCGAGACTAGGTCGTTGCTCTGTCGCTTTACGACAGGCTTCGGTTTCTTGCTTTCTTTTTGAATAGCTTCCAAAGGACTGGATACGTCCAATTCTTTGGAGGCCACAGCCTTCTTCTGAGATTGTCGATTCTTCTTCTGTAAGCTTGAGCTCGTAGAAGAAGCGGCTTTCGACTCCATCTGAAAACTTGTTTCGTTCACAATTTTGCGGTTGTATTTCTCAACTGCACTATCGTAATCGAAAACTGCTGTGTCCTCATTCCAATCATAACCATAGGTTAATTTTGGATCCTCTCTTATGACTGACCTAACTTTATATGACTTACCCACGTTTGTGGTAGTATAGAATCCTTGTTGATCCATGTAACTACTCTCATACGTATCGTAACGATCATCTAAGTAATTAAGTCTGTCAGCCAAAGCAGCTTCGGTATCATTAGAATCAAAGTCAAATTTCTTAACATACCGTTGAGCATGATAATCTGAAGTTTCTTCATTATTAATAAGAAGCCAAAAAGGTTCAATAAAAGTGTTGAACTTTTCGCCTGCACCTGTGTGCATGCCTATGACTTTGCCATCGTGAGCGACTAATGGTGAACCACTCCAGCCTGGTATAGTACTTGCATTATGCAAGCCATGTCCAAAGATCATGTCCTTAAAATTAACTTGACCTTTACTGGAGGAAAAGGCACCTTTTTCGTATCCGTAGACACTAAAAGATTGGTTCTCTTTGGGTACAATACATTTTAATGTTTTGGCCCCTAAGTTTGAAACGATATCAGGATGTAGATGAACCATGACTATGTCAAATTCTTCCACACCACTAACCATAACAACTTTCCACTTAGTTGGTGAAACCACTCTATTCTGATGTTCTAAAGACAACGAAAATTTAGTGGCTTGAATCCAAACGTGGTAAGCTGTACAAAGAACTTTTTGACTTTTATAAGTTATAAAGAAACCCATACCCAATACAGCGCCCTGGTGATTACGGATAGATGTAAGACCAGGTACGCTTGTAAAAGCGGGAGATAGAGGGTTAAATACATGTGAAGCAGAGCCCGGTTGAGCCATTTCCTTCACGTTCTTTGTGATAGTTTCCAATACTGGAATCTCTTGAGCCATTGAACCTGGCACAACTTCTCCAGTATTAGTATCAACTAATACGGTAAAACCGTCAATTACACGACGTTTATATCTGTCGTGCAATTTCCTTTCCTGTTTCATTTCTAAGAGAGTTTCCTTACTTAGACTTTTAGTAAACCATCGGGTTATCCAGTAATTAAACCGAAGAAACCAACAGACCTCATAACACCACATGACTAGTGCTATAAGTACTAAACCACCATGATAGACAGAATAGAATACTAATAAGAAGACAGCAAAATAAATTGCTATCAATGTAATAAAAGCACAGACACTCACCGATACTAAGTAAAGGTTATGCCACCAAAAGATGACAAGGTCTGCGTAATGGCTACTTACAACAGCCATTGTAGAACTAAGTAATTCGTACAAAATTGTAAACAACTTTGCGAAGACATAGTCTAAACTCAATCCTACTTGTGAAAAT